CCGACGAACGCCAGCGGATCAGTGCTCACCGGTCAGCCCGTGACCAGTGCCGGGTACATCGCCGAGATCATCGCATCAGTGAAGCCAAGACTCTTCGCGTGCGCAATCGCTGCGGCCCCGTTCGCCGCAGCCGTAGCCGCTGCCGCTGCCTGCGCTGCCTGCGCTGCATCCCATGCTGCTACGTCCGCTTCTCGCTGCTTCTTTTCTTCAGCGGTGAATGGCCTTTCTGTCACTTCGCCGGTTGATACGTCAACGGTCACCACGTCCATGTCAGTCACTTCCATACAGGTAGACGGTCCCTTGATTGAAGGAACCGGCGCTTGGCGTAATCGTTATCGTCGCAATGGCTGCGGTTGAATCGGTGCAGGAACTGACCGTATTGCCCGCTGATCCGACGCCTTCCATTTCTCCTCCAAGAACGACGTGCATAACTTTTCGAGAGGCAGCGTTATTTGCCTCAAATATATTTGCGATGGCTTGCAAGCCCGTACCGGCTGCAGTGACGCCGCCAATGCTTAAGTAGCCAAATCCGTCATTCAATCCGCGCACGTCGGTCGCGATTCCCGGAACATACCGAGCCTGCACGGTTCGGAAGTTGGTTGAACCAGTCCATGTCAACCGGATTTCTGCGTTACTTGATGAGCGACCGCTGAGGATATACAGGGTTAGGTTTCGGTACGTGCTCGGAATAGATGTGAGGCTGACGCTCGCGCCTGAGAGGCTTGTCGTTGATATCAGCGTTCTACCGGCTGATGCGTTTGGCAGGAAATACCAAGTGTTCGTGGCAGTCTTGATCAGTGTCCCGCCAGCGTTCTGCGCGAGCGTCACCACCGAGCCGTTCAACGTGACACCGACTCCGGCAGTAATGGTGACGACACCGGCCCCGAGATTCAGGAGCTGGATCACGGTCCCGTTCGCGTAAGCGACAGAGGAGAATGGCGGAACGGTCGCCGTGATCGCACTCGCATTGGAGTAGCTGACCGCCCCGCCGTTGTCCGCGAGAACCAACGTGTCCGACGTTCCGGTGACCGCCCGGAACGTCAGCGCGTTGAACGCTGTATTCAGGTTCGCAGCCGTGAGGACTGCCCCTGCCGTGAAAGCAACCATGCCTCTCCTTCCTAGAATCCCAATATATCGTCATCGAGGACCCCGAACACAGCATCGTCGAGGATGAATGCTGCAAGAGTCTCCGACAGGGTGAACGTGACGTCATGCCGATCCGGCCGCGCCTGATGGCTGATCTTGTCAATCGAGACGATCTGCGAGATCGCGGACCCGATGTACGAGGGTGTGAACCCGACCGTGACGACGTCCCCGAGTTCAAGGTCGAGGACGCTCGCCTTCTGCCCCGCCGTAATCCCGTCAAGGCTGACGGTCAGCGTGTCGACCCGGTACTGCGGCTGCGAGTACAGGCCGACGAGCCACGACGACAGCGCGGACGCCTCCACCGAACTCGACAGGATCGTTGCGATCGTCTGGTCGATTACCCCGTATGCCGCCTGGGAGGCTGTGTCCTCGGCGAGTGCGGTCCCTGCGACGGTGCCGCCAGCGGTGAACGTCACGCTGACGGTGTTCTTCATTTCTTCCGTGCCCCACACGACCGAGATGTCACGGTAGGGAATACCTGTCGGCCCGAACGTGACGCCCGTCGTGAACGCTTGCAGCTCGGAACGGTCCCGGAACGTGAGTGCCCCTTGCCGGCCGATGAACAGTGCCCCGAACTCGCTCGTTTCCACGAGCTGGAGATACGACAGGACGTTCGTGGTCGCTGACACGACATCCGCATCGAGTGTGGATTGCCCGGGTCCGATGTCGCGCTTCACCGCCGACCAGCCCGCAGCATCAAGGACCGCCGTCACCCGCGGCCCAGACAACTGCGCGACCTGCGTCCCCGCCGTCATCGTCTGCTGAGCCAAGATAGTGAACCCATCCGACGCCGAGACCTCGGCGACCGCATCGAACCCGCCCGCCGGGTAGGCATAATTCCAGTCTTCAACGAACCCGCTAAAGATCTCCTCGCCATCTTCGTCGATGACGAGTTGCTTCCTGGGGAGGATCTGCCCGAAGTACGGACCCGGCGCGTACGTTGGGTCGAATATCCGGGTGCGGTTGTCGAGGCTGATGTTTGCTTGCCCGGCGGTGAACTTCTCCAGTGTCCGCGACCTGCCACGATCAACCTGCACCGACCGTAGGTACTCCGTGACATCAATCAGCGTGTCGCCACCGAGGACGTACTCGGTGTTGTCGAGTACGCCCTTGTCGACGTCGTCCAACGTGAAGAAGTTGACGCCCGTTGTCAGGCTGAGGTCGAAGGCGATCTGGGCGCGGATCGTCATGCTGCCCTGAAGACCGGCCCGTTAGCCTGCTCAAACTTCTTCACGTATTCGACGATCTGCTGACCGATCGCACGCGGATCACCGACACCTGCGTTCACGTTGATCGTGTACGAGTTCCCGCCCATCGCGTTATTGGGGACGACGTTGCCGTTGCTGCCCGGCACGAACAACTCCGGCCCACGCTCACCCACCAGGTACGGGCGGCCGGCCGACGCAGGCCCACCAGTAGCGAGGCCCGGAATGTTAATCATGCCGCCACCAGTGAACGATCCGCCCGCTACGGCCGTGCTCGGTGCGATCGTTTGAGCGACAAACACCGCAGTCGCTGCTTCCGCACGACGTCGAGCCGCCGCGACCTTGCCGTCAGCCACACCCTCACGGACCGCCTTCGCGATCTCCTCAGCGATTGCGTCCGCGATCGGTTGCCCAATATTTAGCCCGAGCTGCTTGAGTCCAGCCTTCTGCGCTGAGACTTCCTTGCTCAACCCGTTTAGGAGAGCGTTCGCGTCCGTGATGCCCTGCTTGAAGAAGTTGTCCGCCATCGCCTGGCCCGCGTCGCCCGCGAACACGTCGAATTCCTTAAGTTGCGCCGTCAACGCTGGAACGAACCCGCCCGTCAACACCTCGGTCGCGAGGAGCGTGCCCGCTGGCATTCCCTGCTCCAGTGCCGTCTTCCGCAGCTGCTCAATGAGTGCGAGTGATCCACCGGCCGCGTAAATAGCCTTCAGGGATGCCTCGAACGCTTTCGTCGCCTCGATCTGCGCCGTCAGGTTCGCGATCGTCGCACCCGCGACAGTCTGACCCGCAGCGAGCGTCCCCGCCTCACTCGCCTTAAGCGCGTCACTGAACGCCGTTGACAGACTGACGGTGCCTTGGATCGCCGCAGTGGTTGACGCCGCGTAATCGTCCGACACCTTCGTGAGCGCCGCGATCTCGTCGGTGACTTGCTTGACCGCGACCTGAGTGCCGGCCATCGTCATGGCGAGGTTCTTCTGCTTGTCGGTGAGGACAACGATCTTCTCAGCCGCTACGGATGCACCACCCGCAAGACTCTTGTCATCGCCTCCACCGCCGCCACCACCGCCACCACCGCCACCGAGTGCATCGGCAGCATGAAGACCGCCGACCACAATTCCCTTCAATCCAGTGTTTATCGGATTGAAGGACAGACCCGCGACACCGGCAGTTGCCTCCAGCATCGCACCGAACGACAACTTAACCCGATCGACGCCGTCGGTAATGGTCTTCGCCGCGCCAGCGAAGTCACGATTCGCCGCCTGCCCCGCAGCGATCAAACCCTTCACGACCAGGAACAAGGACTCACGGAGGACTGTCGCCCCGTTGATCATGACCTTGAAGCCGCTCACGACGTTCGGGATGTATTGAACGACCCCGCCGATCTGAACACCCAGATCGTAGAACGTTGGCTCCAGCGTCTTGATCGTGTCGGCGAGTGCATCACCCGCATCCTTTGAACCAGTGAACCCGGCGATGACGCCATCCATGAACCCGCGACCGAAGGACTCCTGGAGTTCCCCGAATGCGATCGCTACGCGGTCGATTTGCCCTTGAAACGTTGCGGCCTTGACCGCTGCCTGCCCGCCGAACGTGTCCGCGAGCTGCTTCGTGATCACATCCATGTCGCCGGTCGCGAGGGTCGCCTTGTCGAGGCCGGTGCCAAGCCGTGACAGCCCGGCCGTCGAGCCATCCGCTGCGCGTGCGAGCGCCATCACGACCTGGTTCAAATCTCGGCCGGTGCCCGCACTGATGTCGACGGCCAAAGCGAGGAGCTTATTCGCTTCCGCAACGTTGCCTGTACTCGTCACCAACCGACCGAACGCCGGACGAAGAACATCGTCGGCCACACCCGCAGCCCGCTGCAAACTGTCCACGTTGGCTTCCACCGCTGCGGTCGCACCCTCCAACCCAAGATTGGACAGAGTCTGCGCGAGCCTTTTAGCGGCCGCATCGTCAGCGATGAACGCCTTCACGCCGTTGACGCCGAACTCCAGTGCCATTTGTGCGCCCGCAGCTGCCGCCTGAATCGCAGCCGCACCGACCGCCGCGCCCATCCCCACACCGATCGCCGACATCTTCGTGAACGCCGACCCAGTGATCCCAGACTGCTTTCCGAGCAGATCGAGGTCCCGTTGCGCCCGCTTAATGTCGCGGTCTTTGTAATCCCCTTGGATGACAATGTCGATGGCCATTAGCGGCGACCTCCCAAGATTCGATCGGCTTTCAGTTCCGCCTCACGGATCACTGCCGCGACCTTCTCCTTCGCCCTCGCGACGACTGGCTTGTTGTTCGCTGCCTCATTCAAACCTCGGGCATACTTCCGGCCCGACTTGTTGTTCAGGTTGTCAACGAATGACCGGCCACGATACGACGACTCCGACCCGTACCGTTTCCGCACGGACCCGGCGAGCGCATACATTGCACCGGCCGCCGACATCGTCGCGACCGTGACACGGAACTTGCCGCCCGTCGTCTCCCGCTTCGGCTGCGACGTCACGACCTTGATCCCCGTACGGACCTTCGTCGCGTTGTACGACAGATCCCTCGTCGAGGACACGCCCTCACGGCTCACCCTCGTCGCCGTCCACTTCCCCCAGTTCGACAGGGGAGCCGACGACGGAGTCTTCACCCGCACCTCATCCCGCAGCACCTCACCCGCCTCCTTCAGCCCCTTATCAATCACCTTGAAGTTATCGCGATCGAATGCTTTCAGGACTGCGACCGCACGTTGCTCACCCGTGATCTTCACCTTCATCACTTCGAGCGCCTCCGACCGTCGCCGTTCTGGGTATGCCGCCAACGCAGGTAACGCAACATCGTGATCTGCATCCGATCCGACTCCTGCAAGATTACTGAAGGAGGAAGTCCGAACTCGTAAGCAAGGTGGACGAGGGTGAAGTGGGTACTGGATTCTCCAAAGGGCGGATCTCCGTTAGCCCCTCCGCTTCCTCATCGTCGCCGACACCGGCCACGGTCGGGAGCCACTCCTCGAACGTGCGAGTGACCTTCCCCGTCCGCGTCAACGCCGCCCACGCTAAGAACCACACGTATTCGAGCCGCTTCCCGACCTGATCCATGCCCAAGTCGTACGTCCGCTCGAACGTGATCGAGTCCGCGCCGGTACACAGCGCACGCTCGACCGTGCCATCCACATACTCCACTTTTAGAGGGATTCGCTTGATCATCGCAGGTGATCCCCTTGACTAAACGGTGCCGCGAGTGACGGTGCCGGAAGTTGGGAACGACACGGACACGGTCGCAAGATCGCCAACCGAGGACGCAAACGGGGTGTACTGGTTGACGAGGCACAGCGCCGTGTAGGACGGGTTCGTAGCCGACACAGTGCCCGACGTCGGAGTGATGACGACGGTCGCGAGCGTGTTGAGCAACGGGAACAGGGTCGCGTCAACCGAGGCCGCTGCGAAGTCCTGCATGAAGTCCAGCTGGAGGGTGCCATCCTTCAATCCGCCAATACGTGTACGGAACGTTGAGCCGAACGCCGTCGTCTCTACATCATCGGATGAGATCTCAAGGTTGACCTGAGCGATGGACTGACTGAAGTCTGTCCCGTTGATGGTCACTTTGTAATCGGTTGCGACAAACTTTGCCATGCCGTGCTCTCCTTCTATGCGTAGACGATGACTGTAAAATCCGCAGTGAGGTAAATCGTATCCCCAATCGAGGTCGATCCGTAGGCTGACAACTCAGTGACGCGCAGCGATTGCGCGACCCCGCCTAGTGTCCGATCGAACTCGATCGCCGTCTTAATCGACCCGGTGCCGGTCGGTGCGCAGTAGCCGTCCATGATCGCTTGACCATTCCTGGCATCCGCCCGCGACGAGATCAGCGTGATCGTGAAGGCGTACTCGTCGAGGCCACGCTTGAACGTGCGGTCGAATGTGATCGATGTTGGGAAGATGATCGCCTGAGGTGGGATCGGTGAGTCAGGTTGGATCGCGCTCGCCCTCAGGCCCGTGATCGTCGCGAGGTTCGTCGCCAGCCCAGCCCGCAACGCACCCACGGTCACGGTCATGCGACACCAACTATGCGCCGGTATGGCTCGACGAGTGCAGCGACGTCGGGGTCGAGTGCCCGCGTGACACGGACGACGCCCATCTCGCCGAACCCTGCGACACCGAGCGGCGACTGCAACCGGGTGAAGATCCGCGACGACTGGAGGACGGTCGCCTGAGTGATGACGAGCGGGATCGACGGGAAGCCATACACGCCACGGACCCGCACGGTTGCCTCACCGCCGGCCGTCGGCCACAAGTAATCTTGGATCGCCCGGATGCGAGTGAACGGCACCGCCTGCCCGTTCGACACGCCGTTCAGCGGCTCCAACTGGTAGTCCGTTGTCTTCCACGTCACATCGAACACGCCATCCGCGCCCGTCGACGACGTGATCGTGACGGCCGTCCCCGCAAGATCATCAGTCTGGAGCACGTAGTCGTCGGCCGGTGCGAACACTCGCGTGACCGTCCCCGACGTGGTGAACGTCCGCCCCGTATATCCGTCGATCAGATCTGAGGCCGCTACACGCGCCATCTCCAGCAGTGTGTCATCCACACTGTCAGTGATCCGCAGTGCCGCCTTAACCTGCGCTAGCGTCGCGTATGCCGTCATCCTGAGCCTCCTCGGTGATCATACCGAACATTTACCCGTTGATCGTGACTGTCGGCGACCGGAACCGATGCCCTTCGAGTGCGAGCGACACGAACGGATTCAACGACACGACGCCGACACCCATCGACCGGATCTTCCTTGAGACCTTCGGCAACTGCTCCTCCCACACCGCGAACGGCTTCGGATCACCTGGCGCATACCCGTCGACCGCATCCCGATCATCGAGGACACCACAGTCAGCGCCGACCAGGACGATGAACCACGCCCCCAGATACGCCGCGAAATGCATCCCCATATGAAGCGACGTCGGCCCACACACGAGGTGATCCTCGTTGGTCGGCCAGTGCTCCTCCGCGTTGAACGCCGAATACATTTGCTGGTTCGTCTCGACGAAGAACACATTCGGCTGGGTCGGTCGTGTCTTCGCTGGAGTACCGATCCCCTGCTCGACCATCGGGACGATCACGGGAAGATCCGGGCGAGCGTCCGCGAGAATGTGCGCATCGTGGTGATAGTGGGTGACGGAGTAGAAATCATCAAGGCCGAGCGCCTCACCTGAACGGTTAATGCACACGACGATCTTGTCTTCGAGGAACCCGGCCGGCAGATGGTTGAGGGTCGCACCGGAGCCGACAACGTAAATCGTCGCGCCCCACTGCTGTCGCCTGAAGTCCGTGTACTGCCCGACCATCAGTCCCACGAGTTCGCCCTCCGCCGCTCCAGACTCCAGCCGCCCGGCCCCGGCTGCGACCGCTTCCCGTTCATGTACTCAGCGTTCGACGCGTACGTCCGGTTATTGATCTCCCCGAAGTATCCGATCGTCGACGAGTTGTGATGCACGATCGGGATCGTTGACCGGCGGACCTTGACGCCCTCCACCGCACATCTAAGCTCGTAGTCTGTGTCTTCGAAGTAGGCTGGATGGAACGCCTCGTCGAACAGGCCGACACGCTGCACGACATCCCCCCCGACCGAGAACGCACAATACGGCTGCGGGGACTGCACGAGGAGCACATCCTCGCCGCTCGCCTGCTCCGCGAACGCACGCAGCGAACCCTCCGGCCACTCGACGTCGAAGTTCGTTATCAGCCACCAGGGGGCGAACGGTGCCGCCTTAATCCCAAGATTCCAGCTGCCTGCGACGCCGAGGTTCGCTGGCATCTTGATGACCTTCGTCGACTGCACATGCTCAACCGGCCAGCCCGAGGACTCACGTAGTGCATCCCCGTTGTCGATGATGATCAACTTCGCGACCGGATAGTCGATCGTGTCAAGCATCCGCCGCAGAATGTCCGGCCCGCGAAGGATCGGGACGATCATGCACGGGATCACCGCAACTTCTCCATCGCAGGGAGCCAATAATTGTTGAACACGAAGTCCGCCCCGTATTGGCTGGCGAAGTCTTGGGCGACCTGCGAACGGTCACGCCCGCGAGCGTATGCCGCTTCCATCGCCTCGATGATCGACGGCACCGACGGAGTCACCATCCACGCGTTCTGCATCGCATCCCACCACGGCTGCCCCTCCACAAGCCACCCGTCACCGAGCAACTCCGGTGACGCTGTCGTATTCGTGCAAATGACTGGTGTGCCGCACGCCTGCGCCTCCACCTGCGGAATCCCGAACCCTTCACCCATGCTCGGGATCAGGAGGCAATCCATCGACGTGTAGATCGCTGCGAGGAGATCATTACCGACGCCCGACCTGAACACGTACTGGTCGACGAACCGCAGTTGATCCGTCTTCAGGTCGCACGCGGCCGCCAACTCCAGCAGATTGATCCCCGACATCGCGCCCCGATCCTCCGTGTGGACGTAGAGGACGGCATCGGGGTGATGCTTCGCGAACATCGCGAACGCCAAGAATGTCTCGGGGAAGCTCTTACGATTCGGCACCATGCCCTTATTCGCGGACACCATCCCGAACACGAACCTGTCCTCGCCGACGTCCATGAACTCGCGGCCCGTCAATTCCTTACCGCTCGCCTTGATGCTCGTGGTCGGCTTGAAGATCGGGTCAATCCCGTGCGGGACATATATCGAGTCGATGCCAGCGTTCGCGAGCATCGCTTCACCGAACCGCGACATCGCCAGCGGGGTGACGTTCTTGCGGCCGCACCACGCCGCGACCTTCGGCGGGACAGGGGTGTGGTCGATCGGCACCCAGGACGCTATCTGCGGGATCGAGTCCCACTGCGGCCCACCGAAGACGTACACGTCGTACAGGGTGACGAGGAGGGGATCGAGGTCGGGGTTCTCATGCGCCCACGCC